GAATCAATGTTATTTTCACATTGGTCTTCATATGTTTTTTTAATTGTCTTATGATTGTGGTCAAATATATATTTGTAATTTAAATGTTGCCAGGCTGTTATATTTTCAGCGGTACTTGGCCCGGGTCTATATTCAACTGAATGGTCTTCATAAATAGCAATATTTTTATAATGCATTCTTATTCTAAAATCATCATCTTCATATTGTCCTTTTATAAAATTTTCATCAAAACTACCAACAATTTTAAAAATATCCATATGGATACCAAAAAAAGCAAATCTATATAATCCGACAAATCCATATCCAGAATTAATTAGAGAAACCATACGATTTATATCTTCTTCTCTTGGACTTACTTTATGAGAACAGAATATAAATATAGTAGATGCACATTGTCCTGCACATTTATTTACTAATTCTGCAAAACACTTAACATTATTACCAAGTACAACCGTATATTTTAAGTGTTTAATATATTTCACAACGTTATCAACCATATCTTCACTTTTTACTCCTAAAAAAATAGAGTAATCACTCATATTATAATAAATATTTTAAACTGTTCTGATATACTCCCAATTTAATTTTTCACAAATAATTTTCCATAATGCATCATGTGCTGAAATCTTTTCTCTGGATTTCAACAATGGAAATAGAATTTTATATTCATCATGTCCTAATAATTCAACACATTTGTGTAAAACGTAATGATAATTCAAAAAATTCTTTTTAGGTTTCTTCGCAATTTCCATCCAAGGTCCCTGGATTTCTCTAAAACAATATCTTAATTTATCTTCAACTGATTTTGTAATAATTGGAGGAGGTAATCCATTAAGTTTGTTGATTATATGAGCTATATGTTCATAATATTTATTAAGGTTAAGTTTTCTAAGAAAATGTCTTACTTTAGCATTTGTTAATTTACTTAAGTCAGTTATTCTTTCTTTTCTGATTTCCTCTTTAATTAATTCCAAAACATCATCTGGAATATCAGTTGATTCTTTAGCTTGAATTTGATTAAGAATTTCATTAAGATGGTTTGTTCTTTTATAGGCAAAATAAGTTGCTTCAGGAGGAGGGTCTTTATAATTTGGTTTATCACTTTCAATGATGATATATTCCATATTTCCACATTTAGTACAACTCATGAATCCTTCATTATGATTAATAATCATTTCAAAATCTTTGTTATACTTGTCTTTACATTTTTTGCAAAAATCTATTTTTTTCATTACTTTGCTTTTAATGCCATATGTTTTATCAATTTTACTTAAATAATTATCCAGAGATGAAGCTCTATCAAAATTTTCTGATGATTCAACAAAATCTGAAATAGTAAAAGCTCTTTTACCTTCATTATCATCTTCTTCTTTTTCAACTTCTTGAGAAACAGGAGTTACTCCTCCGAAAAAATTCATAATTTTTGGTGTATCATCAACAGCTTTTACTGGTTTTGTTTTTTTAGGAGGTGTTACTTCTTGTTCTTCTTCAGGTTCTTCTTCTTTATGTGCAATATCTTCAAGATTGTTGTAATATTCATAAAGAATATTTCCTGTTTGAATAAAATAATTAGTTTCATCTTTTTGTGATTCTAATTTAGATATTTTTGTCTGCAACTCTTTTATCTTATTTTCCAAATGAAATTGAATCGTTAAGTCATCTGGATTTATAATTTCAGAAGCATTTTCAAGTAATTTAGAAAGTTTTTGTTGATTAATTGTTAATTCATTTTGGTATTTTTTTATTTGTTTTTGTTCATCTTTAAAATTTTTAATAATTTCGTTATGTTTTGCGTCAAGAGTAATTCTGGTGTCACATTGAAGAATCTTCTTGTTTTTTTGTTTAAACATATTTTATTTAAACAAATCTTTTTTAAATCATGTTTTGTAAAAAATATTTAATTTTTTTTTAAATAAATGTAAATGGAAAATGGGAATTCAGAGATTGAGATTCTGGAATTACAAAAAATGATATTTATTTATAATGCTTTAAAAACGGGTTGGGGAGTTAAAATGTTAACAAATGGAAGATTTGAATTTAAGAAATCAAAAGCAAATGTTAAGAAGGAAGTGTTTTTAGAAGATTATCTAAAAAGATTTATTGAGCATAATTTAAATATTGAAAATATAAATTGCAAAGAAGAGTTTTGTTTAGAACAACCTCTAGATGAATCTCAATCGGAAGATAATTAAAATAAACTTACCATATTATTTTAAATGTCTAAAAGAATTTTTTTATATAGTAGTGAGCTAGCCGCCTTTATTGGAAGGCACAGTCATACGTATTCCTGTAAAATATTTAATAAATTATACGAAAAATATTTTCAAGATAATTTGAAAAAATTAAAAGTTATTGATAAAATTGAACAAAAAAATATTACTGATGATAAAAATATTGAATTAATTGCCAAAAAAACAGAATCAAATAAGAATTTTAAAGAGCAATTGACAAAATTATGTAATTCAAATTTATCATCACTTGCCATGCAAAAAGAGCGAGATGAATTATTAAAAACAGTTTCAAAAGATAAAAATTTAACAGAAGATGAAAAAATATTGTTGAAGAAGGCAACAGAGAATTTTACGAGTAAGACATTTGGAACTATTCGTGAGTCTAATGCAATGGATGTGTATAAAAAAGCCATGGATTGTGATGTAGTTACTGGAATTGTTAGTCGTAATAAAAAATTAATAAGTTATGATGGTTATGAGTTATGGTTAATAAGTAAGATAGATGGTATGAAGATGGATGGAACAATTGTTGAGATTAAAAATCGTATGTATAAGTTATTTGAGGAGGTAAGGGAATATGAATGGTTGCAGGTGCAGGCATATATGGAGGTATATAATTTGGATAATAGTGAGTTAGTAGAATATTTGAAGAATGGAAAGGATGAGATGCGAGTAAATCAGATTGCAAGAGACAGAAAGTTTTGGGAAGAGATTGTAATGAAAGATTTGCAAAATTATTTTCATACGTTTATAAATTTGATAATGAATGAAAAGAAATTAATAAAATATATTTCTTTGGGAGAAACAGAACAAAATGAGTTCATAAAAAAAATGGTAAGAAAAGAATCTAAAAGTAAATAATTTTTTTCTTATAAAGGTGTAAAGTCATCTGGTGATGTTGTCAAAGAATTATCTTCCTCAATCATATATGTATTTATAAGTTTAGTAATTTATAGCCCATCGAAAACCTTTACAAATTGTATTTTTTTCTGATGCCTCTTTTAATTTATTTCTTCCAACTTTGAATTTTTTAGTTACATCAGAAATACAAGAATATGTTGTAATTTCAATATTAGAAATTGGATCTAATTGTGTAATTGAAATTCCAGTTTTAGAGAGTGGTTTGTAAGGTAATTTATTATTCTTTTCATATTCTTTTTCATTTCTTCGGAACATTCGTTGTAAAATTTAATGTATCCGCCATTACATTTTGAACCTCTTCTTCTAGCGGTAGAAATTGCACTATTTGATGTTTTATATTCTTTCGCAATATCTGCATATTCAGAATATACTTTAATGATTTTATCTTTTGTAAGATTGACATGTGCTAATAATTCATATTTTCTGTTATAATTTTGTTTTGTTGGTTCAAGAGTTTGAGGAATTGTTGGGTCTTGACTTCTTTCAAGGATAAGCCATCTAAAACCGTGATATATAGAATTATTTTGAACTGCATTTTTTATTCCATGTGTTGATGTTCCAGTAATTTGTCGAGTTAGTTGAATGAATGAATCAAAATGACCAATTAATTGAAGATTTTCATTATATTGTTGAATAAATGGAGAAGATGATTTCTTTTCTTTTTGCTCTTCAACAATTAATTCATCGCTAGTTTTTAATAATTTTTTAAGAATATCATTATTTTCTTTTGTCAAATCCAAAAGAGTTTGAATTAAATTTGGATTATGACTTATAAGTTTTAATTTTTCATTTTCATTTTGTAGTCGTAATATTTCTTTTTCTAATTCTTTTTCTTTTTCACGTATTGATTGCATTTTAAAGTCAAACTCCGCTTTCTTGATATTGAATTCAATTTCTTTAATTTCGAGTGATTGAGAAGTAATAGATTCCATTTTTGTTAAAAAAAAATATAAAAATAAAATTTCAATTTTTTTATTTTTTCCTGAAAATTTTTAGATAATTTTTCAGAAAAAATATAAATTATTTTTTTTCTAATAATCTTGTTTTAATTATTTTAAATATTTTATTTATTACTAAAAAAATATCATAATTACAATCTTCTGGGGAATATCTAATAAATTCACATTCTAGTAGTTTAATTATTTTATTTTGTCTGATTTCATCATCTTCTAATTGTAAATTATGATACTTTTCATCACATTCAATTGCGATTTTGTAATCTAAAAAATATAAATCAATTTTATATTTATCCACCGGATATTGTAAAATTATATTTTCATCTCCAAAAACTTTCATAATCTGATTTATAGTATCAGACTCAATACATGTAAATTTATGTTGGTGCAAGTTTATATTCAAAATTTTTGAAAAATTAATTGATTCCGGTTTTCTTGATTTTGATAAGAATTTTATTAGTCCATAAATTGTTATAAACAAAATATCTTGAATACCGCTAGTCGTTTCATGTCTAATTATCTTTTTTTCTGAATCATTAAAATACCTAAAAGAACTACTAATTTGTTTTATTTTTAGTATTTTACCTATATCACAACAGCAATAAAATGTATATGGTGCATTAACTGATTTAATTATTCTTAACTTATATACACATTCTAATGAATTTGCTATTTGAATTTCTTCTTCATATGTAAATTTCATTCATATATATTGCTTTATAAAATAAATATTAAATCATTTTTTTCAGATTTTATAAAAAATATTTTTAGTAAAATAAATAGAAAAATACATGATATTTAATTTTTATTTTTTATGCTATTAAGGGGTATGCATTTAATGCATTTAATGCCAAAATAAATAATAAGTATATTATTTATAATTTTAACAATAATTTCTGATACAAAATAATAAATACGAAATAAAAATATATATTTAATGATAATGTACAGAAACAACAATAAAAAATATATATTTTTATAGAAAAAAAAATAACTAAACAGGAATATTGATTAATTAATTAGAAAATAAAATTTAAATTTAATGCTATTTTTTTTTCTTAGGATGAATTTCAGTTAGCATACTTTAGAGCTAAAGATTTTTAAGATGATACAAGAATAAAAATGATAAAAACCAACAACATAAACTATTTAAAAAATAAAAAAATATAAAAATATTTTAACAGTAAATTATATAGAAATCTAAAAGGATTTCTATGATGATTTTATTTTTTAAGAAATTTAATTTAATTGGTAATTTAATGCGTTTTCGAAAAAATTTTTTTCTAAGTTAAGAATATATCAATGAGTGGTGGACTCATGCAATTAGTCGCTTATGGAGCTCAAGACGTTTATTTAACAGGCAATCCTCAGATTACTTTCTTCAAGGTGGTTTATCGTAGATACACTAACTTCTCTATGGAGTCAATCGAGCAGATTTTTAACGGAACTGCTGATTTCGGCAAACGTGTTACTTGCACTATTTCTCGTAATGGTGATTTAATCTACCGCGTTTATTTACAGGTTACTCTTCCCCTTGTTGAGTGCCCCCAGGCATCTTCTACTGAGGCAAACTTCTGCTTCCGTTGGGTTAACTACATTGGTCACGTTATCATCCGCAACGTTGAGGTCGAGATTGGTGGACAACGTATCGACAAACAATACGGTGATTGGCTCAACATCTGGAACGAGCTTTCTCAAGAGCCCGGACACCAGATTGGTTATGACAATATGGTTGGCAACACCTTTGCCCTTACTGGTACTGCTCTTGATAAGGCTGAGGCAACTACTCTTTACGTTCCTCTTCAGTTCTGGTTCTGCCGCAACCCAGGTCTTGCTCTTCCTTTGATCGCCTAAACTGCTGGGCTGAAAAACACCACTCCACATTGAAATATAGAATAAAGTGTGGTAAATAAGGTTAGCGGTTCTATACTGTTCTTTTGAACAACCGCAGGTGTTAGTATTGTATTTGCTTCGCAAATACTCTTCCTTCGGAAGAGTTCGCTATCGCTCACAATTTAAATTTAATTTAATTTGCGAACGAAGTGAGGTTCACCGAATGTGAAGTATTTGCGAAGCAAATACAGTGCAACATTTCCAAATTGCTGGAAACCCCTTAGAGCTTTTACTACCAAAGATATTTGGAAACTAATATCTGGCCAAGAAATAACTTGGGTATGGTAAAAATGTAAAAGATTGGGCAATCAGCAGCCAAGTCCCTAAGGTCGCTAAGTTAGACTATGGGAAAGGTTCAGAGACTAAATGGATATGGGTCTGAGAGAATTGACAATTCTCGATGAAGGCTTAAGATATAGTCCACTCCCTAAAAACTTACAGAAATAATGGAAACCTCGGTTTCTGTAGGTAAATACACCGAAAGGTGGGGTATTTAAGGTGCAATACCACGAGGTCAAGATTATCATTGAGTTCCGTCAGAAGAACGAGTGCTACGTTACTGCCGATGTTCTCGGAAACTGTGGTGTCGCCATCGACTCCAACTCCAACCAGCTTTTCTGCGTTCCTTCTCTTGAAGCTGCTTCTCTCTACATCGACTACATTTACTTAGATACCGATGAGCGCAGACGTTTCGCCCAGGTCTCCCATGAGTACCTCATCGAACAACTCCAATTCACTGGTGATGAGTCCATCACTTCCCAGAACGTTAAGGTCAAGCTTAACTTCAATCACCCCGTTAAGGAGTTGATCTGGGTTGTTCAGCGTGACTCCGTCATTCAGCTTGGTATGAACCAGTGGAACAACTACACTGATGACTTCGACAACGATATGCTCGGCAAGATTCAGTCCAACGGTCTCCTTTCTCCTTACGATGCTCTTCGTACCAACGTTGAGTCTGGTTATTCTGCTGTTTCCTTCCCTGCTGTGTATGTTGATAAGTACAAGTATGGTCCTCAGGGAGATGCTTTCCAGACTACTCCAGAGGTTGCTCCAGTGTTCCTTCCCCAGGGTGGTGGCGCTGGTACCAACAACAACGCTCCAGTCAACTTCACCGAGTACAACGAAGCTGCCGGTGGTGCTGACCATGCTGGTCTTGCTCCTCAGCGTGCTGGTCGTAACCCAGTTGTCCGTGCTAAGCTTCAGCTTAACGGTCATGACAGATTTTCCGAGCGTCTTGGTTCCTACTTCAACCTTGTACAGCCATACCAGCACCACACTAACATCCCAGCAACTGGTATCAATGTATATTCCTTTGCTCTTCAGCCTGAGCAGCACCAGCCATCCGGTACTTGCAACTTCTCTCGTATCGACAATGCTACTCTTCAGCTCCAGGTTACTCCAAAGACCTCTATCTCTTCTAAGATCAGAGTGTACGCAGTAAATTACAACGTAAAAATTCTTAGTGCGTTGAAAAGCTATCCAACAAGACAATGTGAGCTCTCGTCTTGTAAAAAAATGGTTAAGCACTCACGAAATATGCTAATAGCTAGTGGAATCTTAAAAATATGACTATTTTTAGAGATTCTGCAAAACACCTTGTTGTTCGGGGAACCCCTTACAGCCTTCCACACCAAGCATAATTCCGAAAGGGTTATGTGGCAGAGATTTAACTCTGGTACGGTAATAGTTGGAAGGATTGGGCAATCCGCATGCTTACTACCTAACTCCGCTATGATAGGACATGGTAGGGCGTCAGAGACTGAACGGGTGTTGGTCGGCTTTGAAGATCTAATCAATCTGAGCTGGCTTAAGATACAGTCCAATCTACTAGGGAAACTTAGTAGTATCATTATGGCTAAGAATAATGAGCGGCATAAACTCCTGTGCCCAACTGTTGGCAGCCTATTTAGCTGTAGCTATGCTATTTAGGATAAACTGTGTAAAAGCTACCTTTATATCGGTCTTATGACTAAATAAAGTATATAACCAGCAAGTGCTGCTGTTGCATAGCAACAGTGGTGCAACAAACCCAAATTGCGGGAAACTCCTTAGAGTCTTTTCTACCAAGTTATACTGGAAACAGTATGATGGCCACGTTAATAGCGTCGGGTATGGTAAAAATGAAAAGAATTGGACAATCCGCAGCCAAGCTCCTATAACTTCATTAAAGGTAAGAAGTATGGAGAAGGTTCAGAGACTAAATGGGTTTGGGGGTGTGGAACCTAACCAGTTCTATACACTCATAAGATATAGTCCGGCTTCTTTTGAAAATTAGAGGATAAAATTGTAATACTACTTTTAATGTAAAAAGTATTTTACAATGGCTAAACCGGGGAGGTTTGGCTTATAGTAATTAAACAGTACTTATTGTACAATTTTTATATTTGTTTAAATTTTTTTTACACATTGTAAAAAAATTTAATTTAAAAGTAAAATGTTATTTCAATTTAGGAATGACTACTATTGAAGAAGACAATAACATTAAATTTTTAAAATATTTTGAAACAATTCCACACCCTTCATATGTAGCGGGTTTTATTGATGGCGATGGTTCAATAAGTATATTTAAAATTAAGGATGGATATAATACGAGAATTTCAATTTCTCAATGTCGTACAAATATTTTATCAATAATTATGCATCATTTTGGAGGGTTTGTTCAATTAGCAAGAGAAGAATCTGGAAATAAGCGAGCTCAATTTACTTACATAAATAGAGGGAATACTTTAAAGAAATTTGTAGATTACATTAAAGATTCAATACTGATAAAAAAAGTTCAAATAGATGCATTATTCGATTTTTTACCATTTGTTAACAAGTGCAATAATTCTGAAATAAAAGAGAATTTGTATCAAGTTGTTATAAATGCAAATAAGAATAAAATACCAATTGAAATAAAATTCAATCAGATAAATGATTTCTATTTAGCAGGAATATTTGATGCAGAAGGATGTATCCAAATAGGTATGAGAAAAGACGGTAGATTTACTAAAGGTATTTCAGTAAAAATTACGCAGAAAAATAACCCTTTTCTATTATCAGCAATAAAGGATTATCTAGGATATGGAAAAATAGATGGAGTATGTTGGATATTTTTTGGAAATAAGAATAATATTTGTTATGATTTCATTTCAAGGATAATAAATCATAGTATTGTTAAATATAATCAATTGGAAGCACTAAAAAAATTTCTTGATACTCAAGAAGAAGTAAAAATTAATGGATTTTGTGATGAAATTAATAAAGAAAGATCCATAATATATGATACTATACAATTTGAAAAACATACAAGTGAAAACCATCATATAAAATTAAAAGGAAATAGAATCGAATTTAGGTATTCAAATTTTGGTAAATTTTTGTAAATTTTATAAAAATAATTCAATAATTTCTACAATTTCTATTTTAATTTAGATTTTTAAAAAGGAAAAAACGCGTCTCCAACTTGAGAAGCGGTTTCAGATACTGATAAAAATCGAGCAATTGAAAAAAATAATGTATTCAGCAATAATCATGATGAAAAACTTGCTTCTCAAGTTGGAGAAGCAAGTTTAAGTAACAATATTACGGTCTTTAACAAAATATGAAATATTTTTTCCAGGTGTTCTTATTGGTTTTACGGAAGAAGCATGGCTTAATATTTTTAACCATAAGTTATAATCAATATTGTTAATAAAATATATTTCAATTTCTAATTTATTTAATTCATTTTTCGAAATCAATTTCTTATTTTTATATTCAATCAATTTAACATCTTTTTTGTTAAATCAAGTAAATTTTTTATTAGATAATTGTGTAAAATTATAGTTTATTTTCTTTTTTTTCTTTTATTTAACAATATTTTTGTATAATTTTTTTACAATTAGAAAAATGTATAACTTTAATTCCAGGATAATTTTCTTTAATGTATTCACAAAAACATGTGCTTACAATTAGATATTCAAGGTTTTCTGGCAATTTAAAATTTAATTTTTCTCTAATAGGATAGTTCCAAAATCTTATTTGATATGCTTCTTCTTCTTTGCATTCAATTCCTAACAATTTTAGATTTTTTGGGAAAATTATATTTTTATATTCATTAAGATGTAAAAACATTACCTGGATTGAATTTGGTAAATTTTTTAAATCAAGAGGTGTTTTACCATGATAATATAAATTAAACTTTTTCAATTTTGCTGGCAAATTTGTTAAATTTACTGGTGCAAATATATGTAAAGATAATTTTTCCAATGAAGATGGCAAAAAGTCTATATTAATTTTGTTACTTCCATCGCTCCTAAGATTTAGTTCTTTTAATTGAGGTAAATCATCCAGAGATTTATCAAAAAATCTCATATTATTCAAAAATAACCTTTTCAAATTTTTAGGTAAACAATCAACAGAATTATTAAACCTGGGACAATTTAATTCCAGAGTTACCAATGAATCTGGTAAATTACTCAATGACTGATTAAATAAAGGACTATTTAATGATAAACGTTTTATATTACTATTTTTTAGTAATGATAAGTCATCGTTAAAATAAACACACTGGATTATAAGATATTGTAGGTTATTTGTTAGCATACCAAGTGGATAATTAGAATCTATGATTTTCAGGACTTTAAGTTTTTTAGGTAATATATTATATTCTATTTTAAAAGAAGGATAATAAGGGAATGCAGTTCTCCAGGAAACTTTTGTGTTTTCGATAACAAGTGAATTTACTGATTCTGGAATATAAATTTCTGGCATATTTTCAAAATAATGAAAATTAATTTTCAAATACTTTAATTTGTTTAATCCTTCCATGAAATTTAATCCATTTGTAGGATTAATTGTAATAGATAGGTTTTTTAATTTTTTTGGCAATGTTATCTTTTTTTGATAATAAATTGATGGATTAAAAATAAATGTTTTTAATGAACTTGGTAAAATTAAATCATGATTAAAGCATGATTCAATAGTTAGTTTGTGAATTTTTGGTAATTTATCAAGTGAATTGTCAAATTTATCTTCTAATATTACATTTTTATATTTATTAAATAATTTTGTGAGTGAATTAAAATGTAAAGATGTATTGTCTTTAATAACTACACTATCATTTGTAATTAAAATCATTAATAATATTTATAAAAAAATCTTTAATTATCATTTTGCTTCGCAAAATGACTCGGACCCATTGTCATTTTACTTCGTAAAATGACTTCGGACCCTTTACGGGTCCTCAGTTCGGGCAAAAGCCCTCACATTATCATTTTACGAAGTAAAATGACTTCGGACCCGTAAAGGGTCCTCGGTTCGCATGGCCATGCTCACAAGT